GACGCCGGCCGGCTGGACCCAGATCGGCGTGACAACGTCCGTCACAGATAACAGTTTTTACGGCCAGTTCTCTGCCTATTGGCATCGTGCGGCGGCTGACGGGGCCGATTATACGTTCAGTCACGTCGATCACAACACGCAGGGCGTCGTGGCCGCCTATTCAGGTGTTGTTCCCTTCGGCTTGCCGATTGATGCCTTCTCGCAAAACATTGCCAACACGGGGGCGATCGCCACGGCGTCCGGCGTCACCACCACCAACCCCAACGCCAAACTGGTCTATGTCGGCCACAACTGGGACGGGTCCGCCGCGCTGACGCCACCGACCGGAATGACCGAGCGGTTCGACGGTCTTGCCACTGAAGCCCTCCGGGACGATCGCGCCGCCGACGACCTATTCGGTGATCGCGGTGGCCGGCTCCTATCGCCTGACCGGTACGACGATCACCACGGGGCGCGGCCTGCTTTCAGCGAGTGGCAGCTACAGTTTCACAGGCAAGCCAGTCCTGCTGCGAACCACGGCCACTTACGGACTGGTCGGGTCCGGCGGCAGCTATGCCCTCAGCGGCTTACCGGTCACGCTGACGCACGTCACCGTGCCAGTTTCTACATTGAGTGGTATGAATGTCTGGACCGGCTCAGCCTGGGCCGCCAAGCCGGCCAAGGTGTGGACCGGCACTGCCTGGGTGGAAAAGCCGGTTAAAGTCTGGAATGGGAGCACCTGGCTATGACAATTACCACTGGCGGTCCCATTGCCGGCGCCGCGCCCATTCTGACATATCCCACCGTCAACTACGCCGATTTACTCATCGATGTCGGCGAGTATTGCGGCCGCAACGATATTGCCGCGATGTTCCCAACCTTGCTGCGTCTGGCCGAGGCGAAACTGAACAGAAACCTGCGCACCGGCTATCAGGAGACGACCGCGCTAATGCCTGTCACCGATGGTGTGGCGGCGCTGCCGGCGGATTTTCTTGAGGCGCGCAGTTATGCCGCCAACGATATTCGGCAGACCGATTTTGTCGTCAGCGGCAACGCGATCATGTCCCTGGGTTCACCGTGGAGCGGCGAATTGACTGTGGTCTATTATGCGAAGCTGCCGCCGCTCTCCTATGCTAACCCGACCAACTGGCTGCTGGAACTCGACTACAACGTCTATTTGTATGCGCTGGCGGTCGAGGTCGGCATCTGGGCGAAGAACGCGGACCTCGCCAAGGTAGCGGAGTCGATGCGCGACAGCGCAATCAGCACCGTCATGCTGAACGATGAAAACGCCCGCTGGGGCCGCGCCCGTGTCGTCAACAGGGATTTCACGCCATGAGTCTGCTGACCGCCACCAACGAAGTGGCCGACCTGGTGTCGCTGGACCGCTTTACCGCGCTCGCGGGCTCGGGCGGCGATGATGCCCGCACCATGCTGGCAATCGCCCAGGAGGCCGGCGAGGAGGTCGCCCACCGGGTCGATTGGAACCGGCTGCTCAAGCGGGCGACAATCGCAGGACTGCCCTACACGCTGCCGGAAGACTACCACCGGCCGGTGGCTGGCTCGATGATCGTCACGGCGCTTGGTGTGTTCGTGCGGCCCGTCACCAACAGCGGCGAGTGGGCGGTCATGCGGTCTATCGGCTCCGACCATCCCTATTTTTATCGCTCGGGGGGTACCATCGACATCGTGCCGGCGGCGGCGGCGGCGGGCGCCACCCTGAACTATGTCTCCGGGCACTTCGTCGCCAAGGCAAACGGCACCGAGTTGCGGGCTGTTTTCGCCGCCGACGACGACTCCACGGTGTTTAACGAGGATCTTCTCGTGAAGAACATGGTCTGGCGGTGGAAACGCCAGAAGGGACTCGACTACACCGACGACCTGGCCGAGTTCGAGGCCATGCTGAAAACCGAAATCAATGCCGACAGGGGGATTGGCTGATGGATATGCCAGTCCGCCGGTGGCGCGGGTCAGAAAGCAATCGCGGCAAGATCGCGCCGGTGCAGCAGACATCGCAGCCGCTGGTCTATCCGGCGCCGGCCAATGGCCTGGTGACGGCGATCGGCCTGACCGAGGCGACCGAGGGTGCGGCATCGATGGCCACCAACTGGATCCCGACCCTGAAGGGCCTGCGCATCCGCGGCGGTTCGGAAAAGCGGGGCCTGCTGTCGCTGCCGCTGCCGATCGGCTCGATGTTTACGTACAAGTTCGGTCCAACCCAGAAGATGTTCGCGGCCAACGCCAACGCCCTTTACGACGTGACCAGCCCACCGGCCCCGCCCGCAACAGTGTCGCCCGTCGTCAGCGGACTGACCAGCGGCGAGTGGATGACGTTTCAGCACACGACGACCGGCGGCTCGTTCCTGTGCTGCTTTAACGGCACCGACCCGCGCCAGGTCTACGACGGCGCGTCATGGGCAACGACGCCGGCCATTACCTTTTCCGATGCCACGACCAGCGCTGACATAGGCGCGGCGTTTCTGTTTAAACAGCGGCAGTTCCTGATTAAGTCGGGGACGTTCGACGCCTATTATCTCGGCGTTAATTCGATTGGCGGCGCTGCGGCGGTGTTTCCGCTCGGCGGCGTCATGAAGCAGGGCGGCGGGCTTCTAACCGGCTTTACCTGGTCGCCGGAAAGCGGCGACGGCCTCAACATGCTCGCCTGCTTCGTCTCGACCGAAGGCGAAATCGCCGTCTACGCGGGCGACGACCCGTCCACTGCCGACTCATGGGGGCTACAGGGCGTCTATTCGATCGGCAAGCCGCTCGGCAAGAACGCTGTCATCCGGGCCGGCGGCGATGTTTTCATCTGCACAGCAACCGGACTCATCCCGCTGAGCCAAGTGTTTCAGCGGGATCGCGATACGGTGTCGCTGAGTGCCCTGTCGCGGCCGATCGATGACATTTGGCGGCGTATCGCCGAGACGGTATCCTATGGCTGGTCGCTCACCGCTTGGACGGAAAAGAGCCTGGTCTTCGTCAGTTTCCCCTTCACCGCCGCCGATCCTGATACGACTTTTGTGCTCAACGTAAAGACCAACAAGTGGTCGATCGTCTCGGGCTGGCAGGCGATGGCCTACTGTGCTTTTCAGGGGCAACTGTATTTCGGCGATGCCGCCAACGGGAGCAGCAGTAACGGCGGCATCTGGCACGCCGACGCAACGGGCAGCGACGACGGGCGACCGTTCAAGGCGGTCTATCTCAGCCACTTCATGCCGGCCGGCGGCTTTGGCCGGCGGGCACGCGCCATGCTGGCGCACATGTATTTCGAGGGCAAGGTTAACCCGATCGTCTCTCTGTTTGCCCGCGCCGATGGCAATCGAACCGACCCGACTGGACCGGACGTGACACAGGCCGGCGAGATTGTGTCGGAGTGGGACGCTGGCAAGTGGGACGAGGCCTTGTGGGACGTTGGCACCACCACGACCAAAATTCAGCGGCGGCAGAATGTTCGGGCGACCGGCGACGCACTGGCCTTGGGCTGCGTGGTGACCTCGGGCGGCTCGACGCCGCTCGACCTGGAGATCGACATGGGCGTGCTGCAGGTCGCCGGCGGGGAGGGTTCGGCATGACCCAGCACCACTATACGATTTCCCTTGAGCCATTCGATGAGGCGCTGAAGGACTGCGAGCCGCTGGCCCGTCAGCATTATGCCGAGATGCGCTCCCGATTGGCGGGGCAGGGAATACCGATCGGCCCGTACAAGCCCCGGCTGGAGGCGTACAGCCGCGCTTCGCGCGAGGGCTACATGTTCACCTTCATTGTGCGGACGGAGACGGGCGAGCCGGTCGGCTATTCGAACGTGTATTTGACCCAGTCGATGCACAACGGCGAACTCTACGCGAGAGAGGATACCGTTTTTGTGGCGCCGGAACACCGAAATGGCATCGGTCGGCGACTCGTAAAGTTCATTCTTCAGACGATGAAGGAGAAGGGTGCGAAGCGGTTTGAGATCCAGCCGGTCACTGACCTTAGAGTCGGTAAAATCTGGAAACGTATGGGATTTCGCTCAGTCTCCGAAAACATGGTTATGGTGTTTTGATGGAAGCGCTAGGCCACATCCGCCCAGATCTTCCGAAGCTTGATGTCGGAGATTGTGGCTTTGTGAACGCCATAGGCGGCAGCGAGGGCAACGCCCTGTTCGCCCGCAGCAAGGCGGCGTCTGATTTCGGTTGCAATCTCGCTGGTTATGATCGCTCCCGGCTTCTTGTTTCGAGCGGCTTCAAGCTCGGCCAGTGTCGGCGATCCGTCGAGGCCAAAGAGGTGTTTCCACGTCCTGCCGTAGCAGACGTCCTGCACGAAGGTGTGTTTGACGCCGTAGGTATCGGCGATGCCGATAAGGCTGGCCCCGTTAACGTAGTCGCGGCGGATCGCCATGACTTGCAAGTGGGTGTGGGTGGCTTGGGTATTGTCCTCGCCTTTCGGGACATTGTTCCTCTTTGGACCACGTGGCGGCGGCGAGGCACGGCCTTTCTGGATCGCATCGGCAACGTTATCCTTGGGCGTCCCAACAAAGAGGTGCTTTGGGTTGATGCAGGCGGGATTGTCACAGTGGTGGCAGACGTACATCCCCGGCGGGATCGGTCCGATGGACATCTCGTAGGAGACGCGGTGCACCAGTTCCTGCTTCCCAAGGAAGTAGACAACGCCATATCCACCGCGCGCTATCCTGCGGGCCTTCGTCCAGTTCCAACATCCGTTCGCATCAACGACCGTGTGATGGTAAATATCTCGAATATCCATCCGATTTGTTTACTGCTAAAATCCTTGCTTGGCAAGGGGGAGGTGTATTACGTGTTCTCCTGACGTACCCGAGGCTCCCGATCCCATCGAACAGGCAGCGGCCCAGACGGGTGCCAATATCTCGACGGCGACGGCCAACGCGGCGCTTGGCAACATCAATGAATACACTCCACAAGGCAGTGTGATCCGGAGGCAGACGGGTACCCAGGAAATCTGGGATCCGAACCTCGAGAAGAATATCAGCGTCCCGACCTATTCGACCTACCAGTCCTATTCGCCGCAGGAGCAGGCGATTTACAACTCCGGCTCGGCCAACCGGCTCGGTGTCAATGCGCTGGCCGGCACCATGATCGACCAGGTCGGCAACACCGTCTCGAAGGGGATCGACTACAACAGTCTGCCGGCCGGCGGCAATGCGGCCAACATCCGGCTGCCGCAATACCAGCGGTTCGGTTCCGGCCCGCAATATCAGACCTCGATCGGCAACAGCGGCCCGATTACGCAGAACATCGCCTCGGCGGGCGACATTCGGCAGACATACAATGCCGGCGGCGACATTCAGCGCCAGATCAACAACAACACCAAGGCGGCGACGACGTTCGGACAGACCGGCAGCCGCATTCAATACGACGTTCCGGGCGCCAACGATTTCAGCAAGGACCGCCAGAAATATGAAAACGCGCTGATGGCGCGGATGAACCCGCAGCTTAATCAGGACCGCAATACGCTCGAGCAGCAACTGCTCAATCAGGGTCTGCAGCCGGGCTCGGAAGCCTATAACCGGGCCGCCGACCAGGCTGGACGGGCAAGGAACGATGCCCGCTATGGGGCAATCCTGAATGCCGGCGAAGAGCAGCAGCGGATGTTTGGCATGGCGCTGGGGGCCGGCCAGTTTCACAACGCGGCGAATGCCCAGGATTTCGGCCAGCAATACCAGCGCGGCACGTTCGGTCGCGAAAGCCAGGCGCAGAACTTCGGCCAGGATGCGGCGCGCATGCAGGCAGCCAACACAGCGCAGGGCCAGGCCAATGCGCAGAATGCCAATGCGGCGGCGTTCTTCAATCAGGGGCAGGGCCAGCGCTACCAGCAGAATGCCGCCAATGCAGCGTTTTCGAATGCCGCGACAGGACAGCGGTATCAGCAGAATATGGGAGAGGCTGGCCTGTTCAACCAGGGACTGCAGGCGATGTACGACAATGCCTTCCGGGCAACCGGGGCGAACAACCTGTTGCAGGACCAGGGCTTCAATGCGCAGTCGAGCCTGTTTGGCCTGCAGAACACTGATCGGTCGAATGCCCTGAACGAGGCGTATCAGCAGTACACGCTGCCCATCAACACGATTGGCGCGCTGATGTCGGGCGGTCAGGTCTCGCAGCCGCAATACGCCGGCGCCAACATGCCACAATTGCCGAATGTCGACTATGCCGGGCTGATGCAGAACGAGTTCACCAACAATATGGCCGGTTACAACGCGCAGATGGCACCGATTAATAGCGCTATCCAGGGTGCCGGCAGCCTGTTCGGCTCGATCCTGCCGAAGATCATAACGTGATGGTCGATTACTCGAAATTGTTCGAAGGGAAACTCTGATGCCGACATCATGGGAACAAAAGCGGGCGGCCATCGCCGCGGCCCTCGCAGGCGGAAATCCGCCAAGTGTCGGGGCCAGTCCGATGGTCAATCCGATGATCTCGGCGATGTCTCCAATGGCGCCGGGAATAGGGGGAGGCTCAGGCGGGCTGATGGGATCGGCGCCCACGCAGGGCCAGATGATGGCGCAGGCCAACGCCTCGCTGCAGGGCGCTCCCGGCTTTGACTATGTGCCGCCGCAGGTTGGCCCGCCTCCCGTCCCGGCTGCTGCCGCACCAGCGCCAGGAGCGATGACGATGGATGAGGTCAGGGCGATGCTGCTTGGTGGCCCGAGTGCATCGCGCAGCAATCGTGGCGGGTCGAGCAGCGATCGCGGCGGCTACTCGACTTAAAGGCTTCTGATTTTGAAGGGTACGACCATGGCAAGCATTCCGTCCTTCATTTTCGGCTCCGGTACGCGATACAAAACGCAGGAGGAGCTTGACCGCGCCCGCGAGCAGGTCAGGGCGCTGCTTGGCGATATCGGGCAGAGCGGACTCACTGGCTGGGGTAGTTTCATGGCCGAC